CACCCCTCCAGCCCACAGGAGAACCTCATGGTCACCGCCCGCATCCACGGCTACCTCAACGACACCGGCACCCAGACCATCGGCGGCACGATCCTCGCCAGCGGCGGCCGGCACGACGACATCAAGACGGTGCAGTGGGACGACGGCCAGACCACCCACGTCGCCGAGCACGACCGCGGCACCACCTGGGACTACACCGAGGACTGACCTGTCGGGCCCGCCACCACGCGCGGGCCCGCACCGCCGCTTGACCCCGCCATACGCTCAACCCACCGCCGAAAGGACCCGCCATGCAGGTCATCAAGGTCGCCGACGACGGCACCCTCCGTATCGAGTTCACCGCCGATGAGGCCAAGCAGATCCGCGACGACCTGGACGGTGCCTGGTGCCGAGCGGGAGAAGCAGGCAAGGAGTTCGTCCGTTACGTCGACACGCTGTACGGGGAGCGCCCGGCCCCGACGTTCCCCGGCGGCGGCTTCTGACCCGCACGCCCGCCGCCTGACCGCCCGCACGAAAGGACCCCCGCCATGACCGGGCTGCCCGCCGTGAAGGTCGGCGACCCGCTGATCCTCGTCACCGGCAACAAGTACCAGGCGACGAGCCCGTCACCGTCTCGCGTGTCGGCCGGAAGTACCTCTACGTGTCGCTCCACGGTCACGAGCGCCAGGAACGCTTCGACCGCGCGACGGGCGTCGAGGAAGGCCAGCGCGGAATCCGCGCGCGCTGCTGACGCAGGAGCAGTACGACGACCGGGCGCAGCGCGACAGCCTGTTCACCCGGCTCTACGACGCCGGGATCGAGGTGGCCTTCCGGGTGCGCGACGACCTGACCACCGACCAGCTCCGCTCGCTGCTCGCCGTGGTCGAGACCAAGGAGCTGATGCTCGCAGCCAGTGAACGCGTCCGGGAGGGCGGGCAGAGCGTCCTCGTCTGGCACAAGGCTGCCGAGCCCGAGCGCTGCAACGGCGAGTGCGACTGGCACCCGATCGCGTGCAGCCCCACCGAGGCATCGTCACGCCCGGCCCACTGAAGGATGTTCCGCCGGACCTGGACGAACCCGGCCAGCGCTGGTGCGCCGATTGCCTCACCCTCCCCACCACCTGACCACCCGACACGACAGGACGAACCCCATGACCCTGGCTGAACTCCGCGCCGCGCTCGCCAAGCTCGACCACCTGCCCGACGAGACCAAGGTGATCCTCGCCAAGGACGCCGAGGGCAACGGCTTCTCCCCGCTCGACGGGCCGAAGAGGGCATGTACTGGGCCGAGACCACCTGGAGCGGCGAGCACTACCTCAGCGAAGAACAGCGCCTCGCGAAGGACGAGCCCGACGACTGGTCGCCCGCACCCGACGACGCGGTACCGGCAGTCTTCCTGTGGCCCGTGAACTGACCCCTGCACGCCGAAGCCCCCGCTGCGACGCCCGACGCAACGGGGGCTTCCCCCTGCGCGCCAGCCGTAGAGCCGCCACCCCGGTTGCACGCATCGTTACCATCAAACCACGCCCAACCGGTAACACCCACACGCGAAGGGGGCCCTGTGACCGCCACCAACACCCCCGACAACGGCATCCGAGGACGCGACGGCAAAGGGAAGTTCACCCGCAGCATCGAAGGCGCCGAACGAGACGCCGAAGTCGCCCGCCTCTACTCCCAAGGCGGCATCAGCTTCCGCGCGGTCGGCGAACAACTCGGCATCAGCAAATGGGCCGCCATCAGCGCCTACAACCGCGCCGTCCGCGACGTCGTCCAAGAAGCCGGCGAAGAAGCCTCAAAGTCCACGCCGCCCGACTGGAGCACGTCGTGGCCCGCTGCATGGAGATCGCCGAGACCGACCACGTCATGGTTTCCCACGGCCGCATCGTGTACGACGACGACGGCCAGCCACTCAAGGACACCGCCCCGGTGCTGGCCGCGTTCCGCGAACTCCGCGGCGCCCTCGCTGACTTCCGCCGCATGACCGGCATGGACAAGCCGAGCAAGGTCGAGCACTCCGGTGGCGTCAAGTACGAGCTGGTCGGCGTGAACCCCGAGGATCTCGTGTGACCCCATCGGTCGTGCGGTACGAACCGCGCGGCGGCGCCAAAACCCTCCTGTCCGCGAAGGAGCAGGAGATCTGCATAGCCGGGCCGGCGGGCACCGGGAAGAGCCTGGCGATGCTCCAGAAGCGTTCTACACCAGCCTGATGGTGCCGAACTGCCGCTCCCTGATCGTCCGCCAAACCCACGCGTCTCTCACCGGCAGCACGCTGGTGACGTTCGAGCAGCAGGTCGCCACCACCGCGCTCGCCGAGGGCGTCGTGAAGTGGTTCGGCGGCAGCCCCCGCAAACCCGCCGCCTACCAGTTTGCGAACGGCGCGGAGATCCTGGTCGGCGGCCTGGACAGGCCCGAGAAGTTCCTCAGCACCGAGTTCAGCAGGATCTACGTGGACGAGGCCACCCAGATCAGCCTCACCGCACTGGAGACCCTGATCACCCGCCTCCGCGGCAACGCGGCCACCTACCGGCAGATCGTGCTGGCCTGCAACCCGGACCACCCGAAGCACTGGATCAAGCAACGGTGCGACGAAGGCACCATGCGGATGATCCACAGCCTGCACGGCGACAACCCCCTCTACGTCAACCTCGACGGCAGCCTCACCGAGCGCGGCGTCGACTACATGGCCAAGCTCGACGCCCTCACCGGCGTCCGCAGGTTGCGATTCCGCGAAGGAATCTGGGCCGCAGCCGAGGGCCTGGTCTACGAGGCTGGTCCGAACCCGTCCACGTCATCGAACCGTTCGACGTACCCGCGGCCTGGACCCGCTGGGTCACCATCGACTTCGGCTTCACCAACCCGTTCGTCGCCCAACTGTGGGCCGAAGACCCCGACGGACGCCTGTACCTGATCCGCGAGTGGGTCCGCACCCGCATGCTGGTCGAAGACCACGCCGAGGTGATCCGCGACCGGCTCCTCGCCGGGCAGCCGCGCCCGCGCGCCATCATCACCGACCACGACGCCGAAGACCGCGCCACGCTGGAGCGGAAGCTGGGCATGGCACGCAGGCCGCGCACAAGGGCGTCTCGGACGGCATCCAGGCCATGCAGTCCCGGCTCAAGGTCCAGCCCGACGGCCGCGCGCGGCTCCACGTCTTCAGCAACGCCCTCCTCGAACGCGACGCCGACATGGACGCCACCTCACTCCCCATCGGGCTCGCCGAGGAAGTCGCCGGCTACGTGTGGGCGGTGAAGCCCGGTAACGCGGGCGGGCTGAAAGAGGAGCCGGTGAAGGCCAACGACCACAGCATGGACGCCGCCCGGTACATGGTGGCGGCCCGGGACATCGGTGGTCGGCCGCGGGTCCGCTGGCTGTGAGACTGTCGTAACCCTACAAGCCGCCACGACGAGAGTGAGACCGTCATGACCAGCCGATATGAGCGACTCCGCAGGTGGGCGCAAGCGTGGCGGAAGTTGGCGCCGATTCTGCTTGACACGGCTGGGATCATCTTGTTGTCGGGTTCCGCCATGTTGTGGTGGGGCCTGGCCGCGGGTGTCGCATCCCTCGGTGTCGGGTGCTTCGTCCTGAACTGGCGGGTCCACGGCTGAACAAGGGAGGGGTGTTGGCCAGAACCCTTCTCGGCGCGCTCCTCAACAAAGCCAGCACTGCTCAGACCCCGGTCCCCTTCGCCTCCCGCTCCCAGTCCACCGGACGCGGCCTCTTCGGCGCCAACCGATCCACCACCGCCCAGCTGAACTCCATGGGGTCGGTCGGCACCCTCTTCGCCATCGTCAACCGCACCGCCAAAGCCGAAGCCGGCGTCGAGTGGGGGCTGTACCGCAAGGCCAAGTCCGGCCTGAAAGAGGACCGGACCCCGGTCACCTCGCACGCCGCCCTCGACGTGTGGAATCGGCCGAACCCGTTCTACACACAGTCCCTGTTCGTGGAGACCGGCGCGCAGCACAAGCAGCTGACCGGCGAGTGGTGGTGGGTCATCGCCCGCAACGAGCGCTCCCCGATCCCGCTGGAACTGTGGCCGGTCCGCCCCGACCGGATGACGCCGGTCCCGGACCCGGACCTGTTCCTCGCCGGGTACATGTACACCAGCCCGGACGGACAGCAGATCGCGCTCCGCCGCGAGGACGTCATCCTCATCCGGACCCCGCACCCCACCGACCCCTACCGCGGGATCGGCCCCGTCCAGGCGCTCCTCACCGACCTGGACGCGGTCCGCTACTCCGCCGAGTGGAACCGCAACTTCTTCCTCAACTCGGCCGAGCCCGGCGGCCTGATCCAGGTCGACGGGCGTCTCGACGACGACGAGTTCAACGAGCTTCGCGACCGGTGGAACGAGCAGCACAAGGGCATCGCCAACGCCCACAGGGTCGCGATCCTCGAAAAGGGCCAGTGGGTCGACCGCAAGTTCTCCCAGCGCGACATGCAGTTCGCCGAACTCCGCGGCATCGGCAGCGAAATCATCCGCGAGGCGTTCGGATTCCCCAAGCCCATGACCGGCGCCGTCGATGACGTCAACCGCGCCAACGCCGAGGCCGGCGAGGTCATGTTCGCGCGCTGGCTGTGCGTCCCCGACCTCGAAGCGATGAAGGACGCGCTCAACCACCAGCTACTGCCCCTCTTCGGGCGCACGGCGGAGGGTCTGGAGTTCGACTACGTCAACCCGGTCCCCGAGGACGTGGAGAAGGAGGCCACGCAGCTCACCGCGCGCGCCAACGCAGTCAGCCTCCTCGTCAACGCCGGGTTCGAACCGCTGGCACCCTGTCCGCCGTCG